GGTTCTAAATATCGGGGGGTTGATCGCCCCCCTTTTTCATGTTATACTAGTAAGAGGTAAAAAGTCTATTATGTCGGTTAGAGTCGCTGTGATTGGCAATGATAAAATCATTGCTGATATTAAAGAATTGGTTGATCCTGAAGATAAAACTCGTCAATATCTTTTCAATAATCCATACCGTGTCATCCTGCAACCTACAATGACACTAATGGAAGATTCTTCGGAGGAACTTAATAATACCTCTCAAGTTTCTCTTGCTACTTGGCAACCATTAACCACTGACACTAGTTTTATTGTCAATCCTAGTTCAGTTCAAACGGTTTTTGAACCAGTTGCTGATCTTAAAAATATGTACAGGGAGTTGATTGATGCCATCAGTTAAAGTTATTGTTCTTAAAGAAGACTATAAATGTCTCATCGCTGGCGTCGAAGAGGTTTATGGTGCTGACATTGGAGAACCAGACTGCGAACTTACAAATCCTTATGAGTTTATCCCTCAAGATGAGGACTATGATGGTCCATACAAAGATCGTCTGAAACCATGGACTATAATGAAGTTGAGTTCTCAGAAAAAGTGTAGAATCCAAAGTGATACTATCCTAACCCTGGTTGATCCAGAATCTTTTATCCTTCAAGCATACAACGAACTTCTTGGTGAATGAAATTCTATACTAATGTACAAATGATTGGGGACCAGTTCCTCGTTCGTGGTTATGAAAATGGTGAGTACATTCAGTTTCGTGAAAAATATCAACCCACTCTCTTTGTTCCCGCAAAGAAAGAAACTTTCTACAAAACTCTCGATGGTGATTATGTCGAACCCATTAAACCTGGGTCGGTATCTGACTGTCGGGAGTTTATTAAAAAGTATTCACAGGTAGAGAACTTTAAGATCTACGGTAACGAACGGTTCATCTATCAATACATCTCGGATAAGTATCCTCAAGATCAGATTGACTTTGATATCAGTAAGATTCGTCTCGTAACGGTCGATATTGAGACCCGTTCTGAGAATGGGTTCCCTGATGTTGCATCAGCAGACCAGGAGATTTTGTTGATTACTATTCAGGACTACAACACCAAGGAGATTACTACCTGGGGTCAAGGTCCATTTAAGATCAAACAGGATAATGTTCGTTATCTTCAGTTCAATAATGAGCGTGATCTTCTGAATGATTTCATCCACTGGTGGATGGACAATACTCCCGATGTTGTAACTGGTTGGAACATCCAACTGTTCGACATCCCGTTTATTGCAAAGCGTATTGATCGTGTTCTTGGTGAGAAACTTGCTAAGAGACTGTCTCCCTGGGGTCTAGTGTCCCAGAAAGAGGTATTCATCAAGGGTCGTCAACAGATTTATTACGATATTGGGGGCATTACACAACTAGATTATCTCGATCTGTATAAGAAATTCACTTATACAAATCAGGAATCTTATCGTCTGGACCACATTGCTAATGTAGAACTCGGTCAGAAGAAACTTGATCACTCCGAGTTTGATACCTTCCAAGAGTTCTATACTAACGGTTGGCAGAAGTTTGTAGAATATAACATCATCGATGTGGAGCTCGTAGACCGTCTTGAGGACAAGATGAAGTTGATCGAGCTCGCTCTGACTATGGCATATGATGCCAAAGTTAACTATAATGATGTCTTCTATCAAGTTAGGATGTGGGATACCATCATTTATAACTACCTTAAGAAGAAAGGTATCGTTATTCCTCCTAAGGAGCAGACAGACAAAGATGAAAAGTACGCGGGTGCTTATGTTAAGGAACCGAATCCTGGGGTGTATGATTGGGTGGTCTCTTTTGATCTTAATTCCCTTTATCCTCATCTCATTATGCAGTACAACATCTCCCCTGAAACCATCATCGAGGAGCGGCATCCCACTGCATCTGTTGAAAGGATCCTGAAGGAAGAAATCAACTTTGAAATGTACAAGGACTATTCCGTTTGTCCTAACGGTGCTATGTTCCGTAAGAACAAAAAGGGATTTCTTCCCGAACTGATGGAGAAAATGTATGGTGAGCGTGTCATCTTTAAGAAGAAGATGCTTGCTGCCAAGCAACAATACGAGAAGACTCCTACCGACGCCCTTAAGAAAGAGATTGCCCGCTGCAATAACATTCAGATGGCAAAGAAGATTTCTCTTAACTCTGCTTATGGTGCCATTGGTAATCAATACTTCAGGTATTTCAAACTAGCAAACGCTGAGGCAATCACTCTGTCTGGCCAGGTCTCGATTCGCTGGATCGAGAACAAAATGAACGAATATCTAAATAAACTTTTGCGTACAGAACGCGAAGATTATGTCATCGCTAGCGATACAGACTCAATCTATCTTAATCTTGGACCTCTTGTTACTCAATTTTTTGGTAATAAGTCTGGTGATAAAGCAGCAGTTGTGGGGATACTTGACAAGATCTGTCAAGAAAAGTTGGAACCATTCATCGAGTCCAGCTATCAGGAACTTGCGGATTATGTTTCGGCATATGAACAGAAAATGAGTATGAAGCGGGAGAATATCGCTGACCGTGGTATTTGGACTGCTAAGAAACGGTATATTCTTAATGTTTGGAACAGCGAGGGAGTTGCATATACTGAACCTAAACTGAAGGTTATGGGTATTGAGGCAGTTAAATCATCAACCCCTGCACCCTGTCGTCAAATGCTTAAAGAATCTTTTAAAATTATGATGTCAGGATCAGAAGATGCTATGATAGACTACATAGATCAATGCCGTAGCAAGTTTAAGAAACTTGCTCCTGAGGAAATTTCTTTTCCGAGATCTGTTAGTGATGTAACCAAGTATAAATCCAGCTCTGACATCTATGTCAAGGCAACCCCGATTCATGTTCGGGGAGCACTCCTGTACAATCACTACATTAAGAAAGGAAATCTTACCCATAAGTATTCATTGATCCAAAACGGGGAGAAGATCAAGTTTTGTTATCTGAAGAAACCCAATATCATTCATGAGAATGTTATCTCTTTCATTCAGGACTTTCCAACAGAACTCAACATCTCCAAATATGTTGATTATGACTTGCAATTTGACAAGGCATTCTTAGAACCTCTAAGGATCATCCTAGATGCTATTGGGTGGTCTGTGGAGAAAACCGCAAACCTAGAAATGTTTTTCTCATGAACGATCAAAATTCTATCGTAGATACCGAATCAAAAAAAGATAAATGGAATCGTGGTCTAGACCTTTTTATTGAAAGTGTTCTTAAACCAGATCAAGAACTGAGGCAGTGTGCCCACAATCAAAAGTGCTACACCGAACTGTTGGATGTTCGTGAGAATGTGCTAGAATACTTGAAAAGCATGCGTTGGTATTGAATGGACTTTCTTAAAGATATTGTAAAAGAGATTGGTGATGACTACACCAAACTCGCAGCAGACATTGAAGAATCTGAAAGTTATGTTGACACTGGTTCGTACATTTTTAACGCACTGGTGTCAGGTAGTGTATTTGGTGGTGTATCTGGCAATAAGATTACTGCTATTGCTGGAGAGTCTAGTACTGGAAAGACTTTCTTTTCTCTCGCTATGGTTAAGAATTTTCTTGATTCTAACCCCGATGGTTATTGTCTCTACTTTGATACTGAGGCAGCTATCACTAAATCACTGATTGAATCTCGTGGTATTGACACCAAGCGTTTGGTAGTTGTCAATGTTGTTACCATCGAAGAGTTTCGTAGTAAGGCACTGAAAGCAGTAGACATTTACTTAAAAAAATCTGTAGATGAGCGTAAACCTTGTATTTTTGTGCTAGACTCTCTTGGTATGCTCTCTACTGATAAAGAGATTACTGATGCTCTGAACGATAAACAAGTTCGGGACATGACTAAATCTCAACTTGTCAAAGGTGCATTCCGTATGCTTACCCTTAAACTGGGTCAAGCAAATATCCCGATGATCGTTACTAATCATACCTACGATGTCATTGGTGCCTATGTTCCTACAAAGGAAATGGGCGGTGGTTCTGGTCTTAAATATGCTGCTTCTACTATCATCTATCTCTCAAAGAAAAAAGAGAAAGATGGAACCGAGGTTGTTGGAAACATTATCAAAGCAAAGACTGCTAAATCTCGTTTAAGTAAGGAAAACAAAGATGTGGAAGTTCGTCTTTATTACGATGAGCGTGGTCTTGATAGATATTATGGTCTTCTTGAACTCGGTGAACTGGGCGGTCTCTGGAAAAATGTCGCAGGTCGGTATGAGATCGACGGCAAAAAGCTTTATGCAAAGCAAATCCTTAAAGAACCAGAAGTATATTTCACTGAAGAAGTGATGCAGCAACTCGATGAGATTGCTAAGAACGAATTTAGTTATGGTGCCTAATGAATGATCGTATTGAACTCACTATCCTTAGAAATCTCATTCATGATGAAGAGTTTCTAAGGAAAGTTCTTCCCTTTATTAATTCAGAATATTTTCAGGAGCGTACTGAAAAAGTTATCTTTGAAGAAGTCACCTCCTTTGCCCAGGAGTATGACAAAATTCTGACACCAGAAATTCTTAGCATTGAGATTCAGAACAGGGGAGACCTATCTGAACAAGAGTTCAAAGACGCTCTAGGGTTAGTTGAAGTTCTCCGTGAATCGGAGACTCATTCTCAGTGGTTGCTCGATGCCACTGAGAAATGGTGCCGTGATCGTGCCATCTATTTGGCACTCATGGAATCCATTCAAATTGCAGACGGCAAAGATTCTAAGAAAACTAGGGATGCTATCCCTAGTATTCTGTCGGATGCCCTTGCAGTCTCGTTTGATAATCACATCGGACATGATTATCTTGAAGACTATGAGCAACGCTACGAATCCTATCATAAACAAGAATCTAAGATCCCGTTCGACCTCGAATACTTTAACAAGATTACGAAAGGCGGGCTCCCTAACAAAACACTTAATATTGCTCTTGCTGGCACGGGGGTTGGTAAATCTCTGTTTATGTGTCATGTCGCAAGCTCGGTGTTACTACAGGGCAAAAATGTCCTATACATCACGCTTGAAATGGCTGAGGAAAAAATTGCAGAAAGAATCGACGCTAATCTGCTTAATGTTAACATCAGAGATCTAGTCGATCTTCCTCGTCAGATGTTCGAGACTAAGGTTAATAACCTAGCGAAAAAGACTCAGGGAACTCTTATAATTAAGGAGTACCCGACAGCATCTGCCCATGCGGGACACTTTAAATCTCTGCTCAATGATCTGGCACTTAAGAAGTCTTTTCGTCCTGATATTATTTTCATCGATTACCTTAATATATGTTCTTCCTCACGCTATCGCGGCGCGATTGGTGTTAATTCATATAGCTATATCAAGGCAATTGCTGAAGAGCTTAGAGGGCTTGCTGTCGAAGCAGAGGTCCCTATCGTATCTGCCACCCAGACCACTCGTTCTGGTTATAGTAGCAGTGATGTTGACATTACTGACACTAGCGAGTCCTTTGGGCTCCCTGCTACTGCTGATCTTATGTTTGCCCTTATTTCATCTGAAGATCTTGAAGGACTCGGGCAAATTATGGTGAAGCAGTTGAAGAACAGGTACAACGATCCTACAGTAAACAAGAGATTTGTTGTGGGTATTGACAGGGCAAAGATGAGACTGTATGATTGTGATCAGTCTGAAGGTGGAAGTCTTCATGACCGTGGAGATGAGGAAGATGTAGAGTCATTTGTGAAGACAAACAAGTTTGAGGGATTCAAGTTTGATTAGATCAGCAACAGAAATTTGGAACAAGATCTCTCAGGTCAACAACCTTGAGTTTGAGTTTCATCTCTTAGACAATAAAGTCCCTGTTCTTATAGCAAACGATGTCTATAAGAATCCAGATCTAGTGTCTGAGTTCTTTGAGAATCTTGACTACTGGGAAACGAGATACTTTATTGATAGTGATAATGTTCGTCCTGGTCTCACTCACAGATTCCCTGACATGTTGCGTCCAATGATTGCGCAGCAGTTAGAGCAGAGGATTAAAGCGTTGTTTGGTGTTTCCAAATTAAGTGTTTGGGATTTGTATACCCAATGCACGAGCGGAAACATGACATTAGATTCTACTGGAAGTCTATGTTGTTATCCACATATCGATACCCCTCTTCTAGACACTCTGGATGACATCCCTTGTTTTGTTACAAACATAAATTTTTCTAAGAGTGTTGATCCAGTTACCACAGGATTTTGGTCGTGGCGTGGTAAAACTAATGCTTTAGACTTTGATCGTAAAGATAAAAATGCCTTATCAAATTTCTACAATCGGCATGAATTGCAAACTGTAGACTCATGGTTCCAGATTAAAAACTATGAAGATTTTTCATTTGAAACTTCTGTCACGATAGGGTATAATAGTCTAGTAGTTTACCCAACTATGAACCTCCATAATCCATTCATTGAACCTAGCTGGTTCTCTGATAGTCAGAGGTTAGTCTTGTCTATTTTCTTCTATTTGTCTCCAGAAGATTTGGACTTTGAAGACAAATACATAGATACGGTTTCCTATAGTTGGGAACACTTCAGACTTGACACTCTATTCAATTATCATCCAAAACAAACTCAATTTGAATAATTATTATGCCTACTTATTCGTCTGCAATCGCTGATAATATTCCTGAACCTCAGCGTCCTCAGCAATCTCCTACTCCCCCTCGTCGTGCAAAAGAGTTCTGGGAGATGGAACCTGGAGATCCTGGCACTGAACAGTGGCAAGATAACCCTGTCAATCCTACTGTAATTGTTGAGGACAGTCACATTGGTCCTCAAGGTGCTCCTGCTGCTGAACAGCAAGCTCGTGCTGTTGAAAGTATGCAAGTAGTTGTTACTCAAAGCAGGCGTGAGATTGCCAATCTCTCCAAATACATTGAGTTTGTTGATCAGGTTACCAGTGCTCCTTCTAAGGATAATGCTCAGTTTATCGCTCGTGTTGCATCTCTGAAAGCAGAAGGTTGCGACATCCAGCGTCTCCTGACTGCTGCTGTTGGTATCGCTGCTGAAGGTGGCGAGTTCATGGAGATCGTTAAGAAGATCACCTTCCAAGGCAAACCCTGGAATGAGGATAACATTGAGCACCTGAAGATCGAACTGGGCGATGTCATGTGGTATGTTGCTCAGGCATGTATGTCACTAGACATCTCTCTGGAAGAAGTTCTGGATCGTAACATCAGCAAACTTGCTGCTCGTTATCCCGAAGGAACCTTCGATGCATATTATTCTGAAAACCGTAAAGCAGGTGACCTTTGATGATTAACCTTGAACTGGAACCCCAAACTGCAGTCCATGTTTTGCAGGCTCTTGTAGATGCTCAGAACGGTTATACTTATGAGGAACATTGTGTTCCTTCTCGTATCGTTCAAATTCGTGAAGTGATTGGTAAGATTGATGCTGCTCTTGAAGAAGCAATGAACGACTGATGTATAGTTTCTGGATCCACCTGACAGCATTCTTTCAAGTTGTGGTAATGAATTGTATTCAACCAGTCAACTGGCAGTATTGCTATCGGGTGGACCAATGGTTAATCCCAGATCTTGTAGAAGGATATGAACTTTGGT